ATAACCTCTAAAGCTCCTTGAGCCTTAATAAGCATAGTGTTGTGATAATTAATTTGAGTCTTAAGTGACTCTATTACGTTATCAAAATCGATACTTTCATCTTTCTTCTTAGATTCTTTTACTTTAGTCATTTAAGCACTCTCCAATGCAGTAACTTTTGCTGATAATTCTTTTATTGCTTCTACAAGTAATGCTGTAACTCGACCATATTGAAGTGACATCCATCCTTCTGCTCTATCTCTCCCAAGCTCAGTATCATTCACTACTTGAAATGTTTTATCTGCACCATCAATTACTTCTGGTAAAACTGCAAGTACATCTTGAGCTATAAGACCAACACGCTTTCGTGCTTTATATGAATCTGAGCCATATTTATATGTATAGTTCACTCCTTTGATTGAGTTGACTTTTGATAAAGCATTAGTTATAGTTGTGATATTTTCTTTAATTCTTTCATCTGAGGCATCTGAAAAAGCTGCTCCCCCTTGAGCCATCTGAACTCCATCATCACTCCCAGCATCAAGTATTCTAAAATATCCATCTGCCCCTTGATTAAATACAGTCCACGACATAGTATCATTTTCTGCAAATTGTATGCCACTATTAAAGCCATTATCACAATCTAATTTCATTGCATTGTGAGAATCTCCACTATGAATGTGTAGCGATAAATCTGGAGAAGAAGTCCCAATACCAACATTACCATCAGGATTTAACACAAGGTGTCCTGAAGTACCATCATTATCATTTGTAGCAATCGTAGTAACCCCATTAGCTGCTACCGTAAAACTAGCATAATCATTTCCATCATAAGAAAGCCTAACTTGCTCTGTTGTACTAAATACTTCTAATTTAGCTGCAGGATCAGCTACTCCCATACCTACATTCCCTGCTGCAAGGATTGTCATATGCTGAGATTGACTTGCATTTCCATCAGTAGTATAAAAGTTTAAATTTGCTCCATTTTCACTAGCTGACCAAGTATTGTCTGTAACAGCTTCTATCCTAGCTCCAACAGTTATTGTGCTTGATGCATCTTCAGCTCCAGCAAATTCAATTACCCCTAATCTATGACCACTTGCCATAACAGCTCCATCATCAACTGAAAGTCTAATAGATGGACCTGCACTAGAACTACTTGCTGAAGTATCTTTAAGTGTAAATCCTCCTGATTTTGTCAAAGAAAGAACAGTTTCTGCATTAGTTGCATCAGCATCAGGTTGATTTGCAGTAGCATTAGCCTCATTAATAAAGTCTAAAGTTGCACCACTATCATTATCTCCAATCTGTAATGCTCTTAATGACCAAACATTCCATCTATTTATAGTGTCTCCACCACTAGACCAAGCTGATTGAAGAAATAGGCTATGACTATTTGAACTTGTATGTCCACTTCTAACAGGACCTAAAACAACCCCATCTTGACCATCGTCAGTTGTTCCACTTTGATAAAGTGTTATTTGAGCTGTAGATGTAGTTCCACCTATAGTTAATGCTGTTACTCTAGTATTACCATCAACATGTAAAGTTGAATCAGGAGAAGTTGTTCCTACTCCAACTCTATTATTAACACTATCAACATGTAATGTATCAGTATCAACAGTTAAAGTTGTAGGGGCAAAAGTACCCGAAACTGTCAAATCTCCTGTTATTGTAGTATTCTGAGAAGCATCAGTTGTTACTGCTGATTGAACTCCATCTTTTGTCCATGATGCAGGCATAACTCTCCTTAAAATTCGTGAGGAGTAATAGAGCCAGTTCTAATTTGTCCACCTTTAGAATATTTCTTAGCTCCTCTTAATCCTCGTTCATATCTTTCACGAAAGACTTGATATGCTGATAAATCAACTGTACCAGGTCTTGTATATAATTCGGCAATAACACTATCCACTATAACGTCATGGAACTGAGTAGGGATTTCATCCCATGTTTCAGTCAAATCTGTTGTAAAATCAGACTCTCTTGATATAGACTTAACTCTTAAAGTCTTTACCTCTGATATAGAAGAATACTCTGATGTTGTATTATCAACAGTTTTACTTGTATTCTCTATAAGTGCAATTCTTCTGCCTTCTACATAATAATATCTTTTCTTGTTACTTGTTAAAGCCATTATCCAGTCTCCGAAGTATTGTCATCAATAATAGGAGGAGCAATAGCTCTTGATATTTGGACTTCATCTAGCCATACTGATGTGATTTTTATCACTCTAGGCTCTAAAGTATAATACCTTTGATTAGCTACTGTTGCTACACTCCAGCTATCTTTAACCATTTCAGTTTCAGCACAGAAAGTATCTTTTGCTTTATTAAGCAATTTTCTTATTTCTGCTTCTCCTGCATTAGGATGATGCTGTTGAATAAGTTCAATCATTTGCTTTTGTGTCATATTAACTACTTCCTGGTGATGGTAAATTAAACAATCCATGATAGCTATCTCTTAGCATCACATATTGGTCTTTATACCAGTTATATGTAGTACTGTCGTTAGTAACTTGAGCATTAAGCATCTCGATATCTTCATCAGTTATCCAGGCATCACCTGCTGTAATAAATCCTGATAAAGCTTCACTCATCTCATGCTTACAGACAGAAGCTGCAGCATAATGAATAACATGGTCATAATATTGAGATGGAAATCCATCAATAGAACCATCAGATGCATTCCAGTTAGTTACTGTATATTCAGGAATATAATAGTAAATAGCACTTGCAGAAGGTAATACATACAACCTATGGTTTAATATGTAAAACACAGGGTCTGTCGAAGTAGCATAGTGTATTGAACCTGAATCAGCAGCTTTAACTCTTAAGCGAGGACTAATATTTCTGCAAGGATAACCTCCAACCTCAACAGATGTAATCTCTTGATAAACATCATCAATCTCTGTTCCATCAGATATACTTCCACTCTTTGTTTCAAATAAAGCTACCTTAGGAGGAGTGGTCATCTTTACCTTAGATACAACATCATTGCACCCCTCAATGATAAAGTTTTGAGTTTCAGTAGCATCTAAAGTCGCTCCAGTTAAAGCTATTATTTTAGCACTAAAGTTCATTATCTTCTACTGCGAGCAGTTTTTCTAGCTCTTGCTGCTAAGGTTGCATCAACAGCTCCTCTAACTCCACGTCCTTTAGCCTTAGCTTTTGATAGACGTTTTTTTGACTTAGGTGCTGGTACAACTGCACTTCCAGCTCCAACTAAATTAATATTTGTTCGTGTTTTCTTTGACATTTTATCTCCTTATATTGTATATATAGACATTCTTATAAAATTTGTTTCTATAGGAACTGTTTCAGTCCCAGTACTATTTTCAATTTGCCAACCTATCTTATAATATGGATATTTATCAAATCCAATTCCTCTCATTTCCACTTTTAATTGATGTGTATCACTAACAAAAGCAGAAGTTGCATCATATGGATTAACATCATTAGCTAAAGTCATGACATTTACATAGTTAGTTCCATCCATAGAGCCAAATAACGCTAAAGTTAAAGCTGAATTTCCACCAGCCAACATCATTCTGTAATGAGATAAAGCATTCCATATTAATAGGCAATCTTTGTCCCCTAAAACAGATGCAGGTAAAGGCTTTGAATAGTACCATGTATCTACGGCATGATTCAATTTAACCCAGCAATGTGCACCTCCATCATACTTACGTAATGGCGTAAAGTCTGAAACTCCAAAAGAATCTTTAGCTACATCAATATTACACCTATCATTTGCAGTAAAAGTAGTTTTTCCATCAGGAGCAGTTTGGCATCTTAATCCTAAACCTGGAGCTATCCAGCTCTTAAAATCATCAAATGTACTGCTGGTAGTTACTAGAGTGGATTGAACCCCTGCCCAAATCATACCAGTAGAAGAAGTAGATAAATCTGTATCACCTGCTCTATTTTGCAGTTTAAAGATATAGGTATCATTGCTTCCCCCATTATCTGTCAATTGAATCCTAAGCCTGTAATTAAGCCATTCCTCCTCTAAACAGTAAACTTTAAAAGTAACCCCAGTTTCATTTACAAACCCAACCGTTTTATCAGTTAATGGGCTACCAGGGCTATCTGTTGGAAGCAACGTATAGTTCTTCCAAGGACTGGAAAACCAGTTATCCGAATAGATATCAATAGTATCTTGGAATATGCTCATGAATGAGGTAAAATTGCAATTATTATAGTAGCATCAGCTTCATTAGCGACTTGAGTTAATTCAAGTCTCATATAAGGCATTCTTCCTTTATTATCATAGTCATATACTGCAGCATGCACTTGTCGTGCAATAGTAACTCCGTCAAGAATATCTGTATGTAAATCTATATAATTCACTCCGTCAACAGAACCTTGTACACTGACATCTAAAGTAGTATTATTGGAACCCCAAGTAATAATAGTCGGATTTACAACAATAGTAAAATCCCCTGTTATAGGGAAATCAAAATGTCTAGTAGCATTTGCATCTGTATTATTTGGCATTGCAAAATAGCAGAAATGTCCTACAGTAGCTGCTGAGCCGAGTGAAACTTTACCTCTAGGGTCATCTGTTGCCGCATAAGCTTCAACAGTAGCTTCAGCTAAAGACAAGTCAGCTAAAGTACTCCATTTTGTTCCTAAAACAGCCATTTCATTCCTTTCCTAATTAAGGTTAAGAGCCCCGAAGGGCTCATAACCATTTTATTAACTAACCTTATGATGGGTCAGGTCCTACACCACCAATACTGCTATCACTAGTAGCGAGAACGTCGTCAGCTCCCTCTAATGATACAGTTATTTTTAACTGAGAAGCATCTTGAGTATCAGTACCGTCAGAATATGCACGAATCCTCATATAAGGAGCCCATATATCTGTCAAATCAGCAACTACTATAGCACTATTTCCAACAGCTGTTGAGTTTAGCGAAGTATTTAAATTTGCTGAAGCATCTACCCAATTAGGCCAAGCTCCACTACCAGGAGTAGTTACGTCACCAGTTGTTAAACCATTAGGTGAGGTTTGAACATACATGTCCCAAGCAGCGTTACCTGCTGATAATTCAGTCATTTCTATCTTTACAGTAATCTTTTTATTCTCCCAATCATACTCGGAAGCACTAAAAGCAGTACCTAAAGCATAAACTGCATTACCACCACCTGAATCAACTACATCTATAGTTTCTGCAAGGGTTACATATTTTCCATGTGAAGTTTTAGTTAAAGCCATAATCTACCTCCCCTTAAGAAAACTTAAGAATTGCATGAGTTTCAGGAAGACTAATTTCAAGACCAGCTTCAGTGATGATTTGATCTTGACGACCATCAACACCATTGTCTTGTACATTAGTTTCAATGAAGGTATCTCGACTAATACCATTACCCATTAGTGGACGATAAGCTACATTACCCATATCTACAGCTACACAATAATCTTCCCATGGGCCACGTAATAGAGGCTCAGCTACAAAATGTAGATTTCCGAAAATTGTATTAACCATTGTTACTTGATGTCCGAAAGCACCTGGGATGCTTTGTACATCTAGTCGATACTGAGAAGAGCCTACAGAATTATTCATGAAAGAACCAGCACCTAACTTATTCAAGTAAGTAATTACTTTTCTTGAAGCTAGAACAAGTTTATTTCCTGAATTACCAGACTCAGGTGCAAAGAAATCTTCCATTGCATCTAAGAAAGCATCATAACCTGATGAAGCATAAGACATGTTGTACACTTTACCATTTGATGAAGTAAAAGGAACTATACCATGAGAATATCTCACAGCTGCTCCACCACCTGCAGCTTCTTGAGCAGCAGAAGTATAACCTTCGCCAAACAACATAGCTTGTTCAATATCCATTTTATGTTCCATTAGCTTATCTTGCCAAATACGTTGATATTCATTCTTAATACCTCTGTATTCAGTAGCCATAGCTGTCCCAGAGAAGATATTCATTCCAGTTTTGAAGATTTGACAGTATCCTTCTCTGTCATACATTTTATCTTCCCAACCAGCTGGAGTATCAGTACCCTCTGCCCATGCACTACCAATTACTTGACCTTTATTACCAGCAGAAAATACAGTACCGCTTGGGACTGTAGTTCCAACAGGAGTTAAAGCTTGAGATTGCAAAGTAGTTATACCTGCATCTGTTTCATGGTAGATTGTCACACCTGTATCAGATACAGCTCCATCAGCAGTATTGCCAGTTCCACTGTGAGTTGCTGTCCCTGAAACAGTTGACGCAGATTCACTTACTTTGAATCTATATACCACTCCATCATCTGCTTTAAGTGCAATAATATTTCCACCTACAATAAAATTACATTCACTTCCAGATACTATTTTCCCGTATTCATCGAATTTGCATGTAATATCAAAGTCATCATTTGCGTGTAAAGCTGCACCATGAGCCGCTTCTGCACTTGTTGTTGTTGATGCTTGCATTTCAAAGTTACGTCTTTGCCATTGGTGTCTTTGCTCTAAAAATTTAAAAGTAGGGTCGTTAGTCGCTTTTTTAGCAACCTTTGATAGGTATACGAAAAAAGGGCTTTGCATAGGGGCTAGTTCAGCTACCCTATCGCCAAAATTAAAGACTCTACGTGTATTATCTAAAGAAGCAGTACCTGCACCAGTTTGAGACGCAACGTTACTATATACTGTTGCCATTGTCTAAACCTTTCTCTTTATTACAAGTATTATTTCCACGGATTCTTACTATTATAATCCGTAATCATATTATCTATAATCTGGTCTTCAGCAGAAAGCGTACCTGCTTCAGATTCAGAAGGCATTACACCCATTGGACTAGGAATTTGTTGTGCATTCTGAGTCTGTTGAAAGTTAGCACTAGGTTGCGTATTTTGAGTCTGCTGAGGCATTCCCTTACGCATCCTATATAGCTGAACCAGATTCTCCATTGAGACAGAGTCAGGTGAAGCCATAGTTTTAATGAAATCAGACGCTTCGTCATCAGTAAAACCATAGTGACCTTTAACATGAGCACTAATATCATTAACTTGCTGAACCTGTTGCTTTTGAGCTTCACGTCTACGAATAGCCGCTTGTTTCTCTTTTTCTTGTGCATCAAATCTCTCTTGCATTAAAGCCATATCATATTGGCTTCTTAATGTATTATACTCACTTATGTCGTCTTCCCACTGCTCTTTGTCATCTAAGTATTGGGCACTCGCTGAATTTGGATCAGACCAAGCTTCTTCACGAGAAAACCCACGAGGCTTTGTCGGTTTAGGAGGAGGCGGTGGAAACTCTTGTTTTGCAGGTGCGGCTTCTTTCTCGGGAGTAGGCATACTTTGATTCTGCGTTTTAAGAGCTTGCATTTCATTCTGCAAAGCTTTTAATTCATTCTCTCTTTTAGCTGCTTGTGATTGCCAGTACTCAAACCTACGTTCATCATTTTTAGGTGAAGCTGGTTCTTGTACTTCTTGAGTTTCTTGTGCTTCTACAGGTTGTCCTTCTTGAGGAGCCGTATTAGCGTTAGGTGCTTCCTGTTGTGTATTACCGAAAAAAGCGTCTTCAACGGTAAGATGTGATTGAGAGGAGCCTTCGCTTATAGGTGCACCAAATGCAGCCGTAGCATCATTTGGGTTTGCCTGTTGCTGAGGGGTATCCTGATTATTTTGTTCCATCGTATTACCTTTAATATTTAAGCTGTCTTGTTATCCGTATCAAGAGTAGAGCTTTGTTTCATCGCATCAGCGACATCACGTTTAATGACGGATAAATTGTCATCAAGTCGTTTTTCAAATAAGGTCTCAGCAGCTTTCGCTTTATTGCTGACGCCATCAATTTGAGATTTAAACTTCTCGACTTCAACCCTCTTTTTGAGATTAACAGCTTCTCTATCACGAGTTTGTAAGTCACCTTTAAGCTGTTTAATCACTTCTTCTGCTTGCTGTAATGCAGATTGCAATTTGCCAATCTCATCAGTCCTTTGCATGACTCCTTCCATATCGAATACCTCTGTTTTCTTAAGAACTTCTTGTCTATCTATAAGTCCTTTAGCATATGCATCCATATAGAACTCAAGTTCAGCATATCTATTTGAAGGTAATGTACTTCCAGAGATGTAGATGACATCATACTTTCCAACTGCGATATTATTAAATATTTCAATTTCTCCAGTCTTATCATCTACTAAACGCCTATTAATAACATATTCACTTAGTGAGTTATTAGGCTGTATCACTCTAAAGACTTTTTGTGCTGTATACAACTGTTGCATCATGGGTATAGCTACTTGAGCTACCCTAGTCAAGGCTGCTTCAACATCTGCAAGCTTAGATTTAATTTTTCTTTGACCAAATTCATCCAGAGATATGGTCGCTTTATACGTCTGAGGAGCTACTGCAGAATTACCCATCATCATTTCGTATAAACCTAGTTGATGATCGATATCTGCTTTAGCAGTAGCCTCATTATGGTATAATTCATTTGGCAATGGAGTAGGCTGTACTGGCATAGGAGCTCCATCCGTTGGATCATAAGGAATAGCTACACCAGGCTGTGCCCATTTTTGCTCAAATTCTGCCATATCAACTGAACCTTCTGGAACAAGTATCTTTGTGTTAGTACTTGTTGTTGCATGTGCAATAATAAGTGAGCGAGTTTTATTAATATACTGCTGAACTCCCTTAACCATTCTAACATCGGAGGTAGGATAAGGTGTTCGAGTATGAATATTCATCATAGGAATTATAGGATAATTCTCAGAAGGAAGAATCCGTTTATACAAATATGCATCACCCATTATAACACACATTTTGACTCGCTCAACATTAACCTTTACAACTTCAATCATCTTCATTGATGCTAAGTCAGCAAAGGTAACTTTTTCAATAGGTACAGCAGGCAATTCTTGAGAAGTGACTGTATTAGGGTCACCACCTTGCTCAGCTACTTGCATAGCAGCCATAGCTTGTTGTTGCTCCTGCTCATATTCCAATTGAGCCTTTATTTGCAATGCTTGACGTTCATCAAGAATAACTTTCTGCCCATTAAGCAAATAAGCTTCTTGTGCCATGTACATTTTAAATTTATCTTCATCTAGTAAATCTTCTTTACCAGAGAATGCTTCAAAAATCCTGAATTTAGGAACCTTAACCTTAGAGTATCTTTCATAACCTCTAATATAGTCCTGTTCAGTTACCCTGTCAACATCTTCAGGGAAATGAGCAGCATAGTTGTCAGTAGTTCTTCCAGTTTCAGGGGCATTAAAGTCTATATCTGATGTAGCATTGTCTATTGCATCAGAATACATTGGATATAGCTTTTTAGCTTGATCTTTAGTAAATAGTCTTGAAACTATAATATTTTCAGCATCATCAAAGTATCTATCTCTAGAATTAGGGTCAATATATACATCTAAAGGACTTATATCCTTCATGCATACTTCACCTTTACCCATATCTTTAGTTGGGTCTTGATATACTTGAATTAAACCAAGTCCAGTAACATAATAATCATCAACTGCACTTCTAACTACAGTTCTACCATCTGATATATCATACATATAGGCAAGTAATGCAGATATGACTTGAGCTACTTTATTATCAGAATCTTCACGTGGGGCTACTCTAAAAGATGGGCGATTAGCAGTTATCATAGATTTAGCAGCTTCAACTGCTGGATGTATTCTATTTACAGTAACAGGAGATTGCCCTCTTTCGACAAGGGTTTGTTCCTGTTCTTTTGTCCATTGCCGTCCTAATCGAAACTCCATATCCTCTTTAGCGTGCTGTGCCCACTTATCACGCTTTGTTGAGTATATTCTGTATAAATGTTGTGTTTCGTTTACTATAGCCTGAACACTATTGTCCTGTTTTTTCGAGCTGGCCATCGCCATAATTTACCTCTTATAAGGTCATCCAATCAAGAACTTTCTTTTCTTTTGCTTCTTTTTCTTGATTTTCCTTCCATTCTTTGTGTCTACAGGGCTTTGCCCCATCCAATGCAGTCCATATTGCATCCATAACATCATCATGTTGTCCTCTTGGATACGATAGGAACTCTTTTTCTGCTTCTATATCTTCGGCTCTGAAGTAGAATTGACCTCGAGCAAACATAGGCACCATCGATAAAAGTCGTTCTGACTTTCTGTTTCTTGGTTTAACCCCTTTTTCGAGCCCCGAAATGTAGATTTTTTCTTTTTGCATGAGCTCCCTGACAGCTGTTCTAAGAGCTTCTTGATATCCGACTGTTTCAATTTTCATCCTCCTTGGAAGAAACTTCTTATAAATCTCTATTATCTTATGAGGCTGTTTCTCAGGAGATATTTTATCACGATAAATATCAATAGAATACTTATTTCCATTATTATCTATCCCAATAGTAGCGACTACAAAGAAGTCAGCTCGTATAGATAAAGATGATGCAGGATCAACTCCTGAATATACTTCAACAGGTATAATCTTCTGTTTTTCCCCTACATCCCTAACCATACAACCTTGTCCGTTTATTATTTTATAGTCATAATGATGCCTTTTCATCCATACAGGTTTAAATGGGGCATTATCAGGGTCTTGAGCTATATTCATATATTCCTGATAAAATCCATTTAAATTCCCAACTGACGAATACTCTTTTTTAATGTCAAGTACTCTTGATAATGGGAATCTTTCAGGCCACAGTAGACTACTTTCTGAAAATGATGTATCGACAATTTCATACCACAATACATCCCATGCAGAGGATTCTTTAACCCAGTACAAAAAACAATCTTCAGATATAACCGTGCCTATCATGACAATCTTACCTTCATCTGAAAGAGAGGGAATTACAGCTTCTGTCATCCATTTTCTGTTTTTTGCACGGGCTTCTGGAGTATAGGCATTTAATTCTGATTCAAAATCGTCAACAATTATCAAGTTTGGTCTTGTATCGCCTTCAATAAATCCACGAACACGTTGGCCAGTTCCAACAGCGACAATTCTTGTACCATTAGCTAGTACTATGTCTGTATTGGTCCAACGCTTAGCCGTTTCTATACTAAGGTCACCAAATAACTCCCTTAACTTCTCAGAATTATTTAAATGATACTTAATACGGCTTAAGAAATTAACGGATTGTGCTTGGCTTTCAGAAATAATGACTATAAACAAGTCTTCATCACTCCGCTTGAATGCAGCTTTCCACAATGGAAAGATAAGTGATGTAGTAGTTGATTTAGCCGTACCTCTAGGAGCTGCAATAGCTACACGATTCCTATTAGGATTAGCTAATGCTTTGTATATATCCCCGTGGAAGGGAGGAACATCTTTGTTTAATGCAGTGGGGAAGCAGACTCTTCCGAAAAGAGCCATACTCTCATATAATTTTTTATATATTTGTTTCCTAGCATAGTCTTCTTCATAGCCCATGCTTAGTAGCCTTCACCCTTCATTTTAGGAGGGATTTTAACTCTTGATAATGCAGATGAGGAAAACTCTTCAAATCTTTTAGGGGAAATAGTACCCATATCTAATTCTTCTCCAAATTGAACTGCTGAAGGCACATCATCTTTAAAATACTCATCATATATCGCTTTAAAATTATTCTGCATATCAATATTGGTTTGTTCAAATGTTTCAGGGTCCATTCTTGTTGCTGCTGAGAAGTATCCACCTAATTCATGCCATAATGGGGCAAGTATCCCAGGTAATACTCCAGCTTTCTCAGATACAGCTTGAGGACCATAATAATGTCTTAAAGCATCTAAATCTTCTCTACTAGGGTATTGATTAGGATTTAAAGGGGCAGGTCTTCCTCCAGGCAAATCATCCCATACTTGAACTGCTTGTTTAGGGATATCTTGAGGATTCTCTCTAATATAGTCTTGAATCATTTTATCATAGTAATCGTCTAAACCACCCTGTATCTTATCGGCACTTTCCATTCCCTCAAGTAATCTATCTTCCCAGCTCATTCTTCAGGAGTCTCTGTTTTACGGGTTGCTATAAGTCTCTGTTCTTCTTCAACAAGTTCATCTAATAATCTTGTAGTAGAACTAGCTTCTAGTTTATCAGTAGTCTTAACAAGATGCTTTTCTTTCATTCCATGCATCTCTTGCAGGTTATCTACAGCTCTTAATAGGTTAGTGACATCTTTTTTGTCCTTAGCCATACTAATTGTAGTTTCGAGTAGTTCTAATGTAAACTTCTCTGTTAAACCATGCTCTTGGAGTAACGCTTGTAGTTCATTTTTAACCATATTTTTAAATATCTCCGATTTCATTGTTCTTTTCCACTTACGTCTCTCTGTATCATCTACAGCACCTAAAGCCCATTCAATAGCTAGATCATAGTCAGGTTTTAATGCAAACATAGTGGCTAGATTCTTCATCTTATCTTGCCCAGATTGAACTTCTATGTAGCTTTTTCCCGTAAAAGTTGTATTAGTTTTTCTGCCCCTAACCTTGAGCTTCTTAGAAGGATACTTATTATTAAAAAAAGTGTACCCCCAAGGAAAACGCAAGTAAGTGTTAGGTGTGTCATGATTGCTAGCATACTCTCTACGAGAGATGACTTTTGCCACATATCCATCATCTGAGATAGCAAACTCTCCTGCTCCTGCTTCTTTCCAGTATCTGTATTCGATTTTGTCATCAATAGCCTCCTCTTCTCTGTATATCTTGTAAGTAGTAGGCTCTTTATCGCCTTTATGCTTTATATTGATGGTATACACTACTTGCGAGATGCCCTTTTACTTTTTCTTCGCTTAGGGGAACCATTTTTACTCTTTTTAGGTGGTCTTCCCACCTTTTTGCCATATGTTCCTTTACCTGCTGGCATAATACCTCCTTATTGTTATGATTAAGCTTTATAATACTCCATACTGGAGTTAAATGCTGCAATACGTTCAGCTTTTGCATCTTCTGGACCTGCCCAATGGTATTTAGCCCACCATTCAGGTAAACCCTCAAGGTCTAATCCTTTAAATGATGCTTTAGGATGGTATCTAACATTAGCTAGAAACATCATCTTCTGTGCTTCTAAGCATAAAACTGATGCATCTACGCCATTTAAGCCTACATTAGCCCAATTAGGCATAGCACACTCATGAGCATCAAACCATCTTATTAAACGATTCATAGCTGTTTCACCACCTTCTTTGACACCTTCCTCGAATTGGAAGATACCTCTACCAGGACCACCACCCATTTGATGACAATCAACCTTATTTCTGCTTTCATGCCATCCAATACGGCTCATTATATCCTCTAAGTTATCAGCAGACTGCTCATATCGTTCAGATATATGCTTTAGTACGTATTCGTATAATTCTTTAATATTCAATTGTAGTTCCTTATTTTAGAGAGAATTAGTTATAACAATTTAAGTGATAATGGTCACATAAAGCAAGAAATATATAAAACAAGACATAGCTTAGTCATATAGCACTATAGGCTTGTTTGTATAAAGAGATTAATATAACCTAAGCTGATAGGTTAAACCTATCAGTCGCTAACCTATATACGCGGCTTAGGTATAGCTAACCTATATAGCTACTCTATATAGCCTATACTACGTAGTAAAATAACCCGTTTGCACCACATTTCCAAATTATTTCTGAAAAATTTTTAGCTTCTGGTTATAAAAACAAGTATTCCTGTGTGGAATTACAGGGTAAAAGCGTTGAAAAAGGTGTTTTTAAAAATTTGCCGTAAAATGTGTGTACGCAGTATACACTGCCCCGACCCCTTCGCAAATTAGGGTGTACGGGGGTAGTTTTCGTTGAAAACTGTGTTGAGGACAACACCTCACTACGTTCGCCCCCTTAACCCCCGAATATTGCTCGGTCTCTTGGGGCTTTGAGAACCTCTCTTCGCCTTGCAAGCAAGGCTTATAGTAAGTCTTGTATAACTTTAATTAAAGGAGTATATATTATGGTAAATCAAGATGCTATTGATGCGTTAGTGGATTGGCTTGAAACTGTTGGAGAACCAACTCAACCTAAAAACGGAGATGCGCAAGGGCTTACTATTTACAACCCAAAGCCTTTTAATGAGGCTCAAGGACAAGCTTTAGCGAGTAGAGCCGGATTAAACCTCATCTACACGCCAAATCCTTCAGTTTACGAAGGGAAACAATTCCCTCCTAAATTGTATATCGGTAAGAAGAAATCAATGGAAAAAGCTGATACTAAAGCTTTCTTCCAGAGCTTATAGATTAGCATCTATTCTTCGTGTGTAAACTTGTAAGGGTTTGGTGGAAACATCAAGCCCTTGCTTAACCATTAAATCGTGAGGTAATCGTGGCAACTATGAATCAATCTTTTAAAGTTAAGGTAATATTAGGCGAATGTAATAAATTAAGAGATAAACAAGCCGATAGATATGATAGAGATAGACTTATTAGCGTTGGCGATACTAACGAGGATAAGTTAAGAAATTCTTTACATCTTCAGGCTTATAATCAAGGCTATCGCCAAGCAATAGAAGATTTGAAGAATAAGATAATGTATAGATAGAGTGTAAAAGGGTATATTTACCCTTTTTTACTACACATAAACTACAGCAACCGCTAGTATAGCACCTCATTACATTCTCGACTCCTATCAGAATATTTGAGCTATTTCTAGTGGTTGTTGTATATTTAAAAATTTAATTCTTAATAACAGGCATCATTTAACGAAAGTGGAGCGGTAATGCTTAATAAATGATATCCATATTTGGTGCCTGTAAAATTCTTAATAAGTGGTAATGGAGGTAACCCACTATAAGCAAAGTATGCTATTAACAGTGAAAATACTAGTAAAGTAACTGGGCATCTACCTCAATATAACAAGCCTATCCCAAGGTCAACTTGCAGGGATAGCACGGCATTTGGCTGGGTATAAGACGATGACCTGAGAGTCTATACTAAGCAGCTAAATGCCATTCTTTTAAAAGGAGACAGAATGAAGGACCATAAAATTTCATTAACAATATTATATGATTGCTATATTGCTCAAGCCAGGCTACTAAGACATCTAATAGATGAACTTGAAGGCAATTATGAAAATCATTTTGCAGATACAGAAGGTGTATCCGATGACGAGCTTGTTGATACATTAGAATATAATGATGAAATGAGAGATATGTATTATGATGAAGAAGGAGCAATAGCTGAGCTTTATTTGCTCCATGACAACATGCTAGATAATGCGGAAGAAATAAGTTGTCATCTAAAATCTGGTAGAATTGATACAAAGAAAATATATGATCGTAAAGAAAGAAAATATAAAAGATTAACAGAAAAGGAGGCAAAATGAGTTATCCAAATGGATATTGCCTAATTTATTTCTTAAGGAGGGAGAATGGAAAAGTATTTATTAGAGAAGGAAAAATATTTAAAAATATTAGACCCTGATGAAGGATTTAATCTAAGGGTTTCAGGAAATTATAAAATAATACTAAATAAAAGGAGAATAAGTAATGATAGTCGAAGAAGATATGCAAATACAGTTTGTAAAAGGCTTTGAAGCAGGAAAGAAATCAGTTCCTTTAAAAAGCTTTGATGAGAAAACAGCTGATAGAAGGCTAAAATATGCTAATGATAAGGTAGACTCCCTAAAAAAGGAAATAATCGATTTAAACTACCTTTTAGAGCGTTATAAGGCTATTATAAGATATCATAAGATGCCATGGTATAAGAAATTGTTATCAAAGATACCTGTTTTATCTATTTCAATCAAAAAAAGGAGAGGATATGAAAAGTCCTAATTTAGTAAGTGTGAGAAAACCTTACACTATTATTTCAACGAGTGCTTTTAGAGTTCATTCAATAATGGCTAAAAGTAGGAAATCAGCTTTATCAAAAGGTAGAGCTTATTTTGGAGGTCCTGTAAGGATATTGAAGTAGTAGTGTTATTTAAGAGAGAGTTACGGCTAAAACCACCAAGAGGGAAACAGGGGGCTTGACCCAAGCAGAACTCATCGTTAAGCTTGCAAAAAAATACAGAAGGCTTATGATGCAAGTAAGCGTGGTCTCTCTCTTAAATTAAAATTTAAGGAGAATAATAATGAATGAATGTTGCAGGGATAAAGTAAGATTAATTAAAAAGATAATTGCCAAGATGGAAGATTTAAATACCAAGACTAAGAATTTATATGAAATGCTTAAAAGAAAAGGGTTGCTTAAGGATAATATTCAAATCACAGTAAGGAAAGATATAAATGAGAACCAACCTAAAAATTGAAACAAAATGGATTCCAAGCTGGGATGGCAAAATTAAATGTAATGATTGTGAAAATCAAGCAAATACATATCTTAAATATCCAAGATTAAAGAGAATTGGCGTATGTGACGATTGTTATGACAAATACTATAAAGAACAAGTATTAAGAGGAGACAAAATAGATGTATAATGCAAGATGTCCTTATAAATTTAAATATGAATTAGTAGAATGGGCAAAGAAGTCCTTAAACCTAAAAACAGACCCAAATAGAATGAGTAAAGCTCAATTATATGCTATTTGGTATAAAAAAAGGAGGTAAAATGAAACTTTTTATACTATTCTGGTTATTTTCAGGCTTCATCACACTAGCTCTTATTGTTATTGTAAGATGGATTATAAGAGTGTATTTCTCTCCTATAGAGGATTGAAGAATGGTAAGCATATGAACCATAATTTCCCTTTTTAAAATCATATGCAGGAAGTACAGAGTTGGTCTGAGATGAATCTTTTTCCTTTTATAAAATCTTGTAGGTTCAAGCCCTACTACTTCCACTAATCAATAATAACAAATAAGTTAGGAGTATAAATGTTAGTAAGTAATAAAGATATTATCGTTGCCACACCTGATAATGAGATAAAAATGGTAACATTGCGACTAGAAGAACTAAACTTAAGCCCGTTAAATCCAGAAACACGGACAAAACCTAAAAAACTTCGAAGATTAAAGGCTAATTTAGAGAAACATGGTCAATTAACACCAATTATTGTTAAGAGAATAAAAACAACTACTAAAAATGACTCTCAAAAAGGTAGTAGAAAACATGAAGATGTGTTGAGAGTAGTTGATGGACATCGAAGAGCACATTGTTTAAGCGAATTAGGACATAAAACTATTAAAGCTTTAATCATTAAGAATGAAGCGAATTACGATGAAACATTTACAGCATTACACGCAGATACAATGAAAATTTCAACTGTTCAGGAATGTGAAAGATGGCTTAAAGGAGCGAAATCTATATCCAATAGGGTAACAACGCTTATAGGAGAGATGCAAAGAGCTTTAGGAAGAAATACAACTCGTCAGGTTATATCGAGATGTGTTGAGTCAGAAACAAGTCCTGGGACTTTATGGGCAGGTATGAAGAAGTATCGTGCCTATACTGGTAGAAAAAGTAGAGCTCAAAATAAAGAAATAGCTTATTGGCTGTTAAATATTTCAACAGTATGGATGATGATTAGAGCGATTGATAGTTTTATTCCAATAGAACTATTAACTGAATCTATAGACAATAAAGTGCCTATCCCTCCAGATTGGGCAATAAGAGATTAACATAAAAAAGGAGGCTAAATGCCAAAAACAAAGAAAACAGTTAAAACTGCAACTAAAACAAAGCGTATTACTAAAGCTCCTACAAAAGCTACAGTAAAAGCTAAAGCTAGAGTGAGAAAGAAGAATACTAAAAGTGAACCTCGTGAATATAACGATGTAAGTGATATGGCTAGAGGAGTACGAAGAGTATTAAAAGGGTGCGTTGATAAAGTTACAAATGATCCACATAAATTATATCAAAAAGATGATATTAACAATGTCGTTAAACTTTATAATGCAGAGTTAAATAGAATGAAACTAGGGGTTCAAGTTCAAAAGTTGAATCTTCAATTGCAAGAAAATCAAAGAACCCTTGTTAAGCTAGATGATTAACAATAAAGCAGGTAATATGTATAACTAAATCCAATAACTGGTCCTGTAAGTCCTTAACAGATAGCAAAATAGGGGGAATCGTAAATTCCTCCCATTT